TGTAGGGCGGCAGCAAAATTGGGTGTCATCGGGGAGGGCGCAGAATTATACAGTCTTTTCTCAATATCGTAAACGTAAACACCAGCATCTAAATTATTAGTAGAGTTAGAGGTGTTAATCCCCATATCTTCGTGGTCTATTTTAAAAGTGGCTAGGTTCGTTGAGTCAGAAACAGTAGGAGCGACTGAACCTGTCCTTCCTTTAATTGTAGCAAACTTTTGAATGAGATACCCTCCAGCACCATCCCCAATAACATCATCAGTATCGGCAGCTCGAACTTCCATCTTAAAAGCATAATAAGGAGTTGTTTCTTGTGGGTTAGTCGGATTCAGCTCAAGAGCCGTTCCGTCATCATCCTTTAACTCAAGGTTCATTTTAAACGTATCACCACGCTTGCAAACGACGTCTAGCCTTTGCGATCTATCTAGGTTTAAAGTATTTGCCATTACTGTAGTATCTCTGATGTTATATCTCCTGATTCTTCTGGTAGCTCACTTCTCTCTCCCTGACGCTGAGAAAGCAACTTACTTTGCTCAACGGCTTGTTTCTTCACCCTCTCGTCCTTCCTGTCTTCTTTAAGTACTTCGAGCTTCTCCTTGAAGTTCTCGTCGTCCTCTTTGAATCCAAGCGTAGCCTGAGCCTTGATCATTTCAATCTCTTTTCTAAACCCATGCTTCACCTCCTCAAGCTGTGCCTCAAGCTGCGTCTTAAGCTGTAGTTCCTGAGCCTTTAGTTGTGCCTCCATCTGCATCTCTTGCTGCTTGGCCTGAGATGTAGCCTGGGCAGAGGCCTGCTGGATCTGAGCCTGCTGCTGAGAGTTCTGCATAGCGATTTGCTGGTTCATAGCGATACGCTTCTTGCGACGCACTATCAACAATCGTTCGGCCTGGTTGATATCCTTGAGCTGGCGAATAGCAATCGCATCCTCCAGGTCAACCTCCTTCTGAGACAAAGCAATCTGGATATTCTGCTCAAGGTACTGGCGCTCAGCCTCTTCCATCTCCTTAACTACACGTACACCGAAGTTATACATAGCTAGGTTCTTGAAAGAACTCAATACAGACATATTCTCTGCCCCGATAGCGTTCTCGTAGATACGATACAGAATCGAGTCAGGGTGAATCACCTGCAAGCACTTAACGATGTCGCTGCAAACCTTCTTGTACAGCACCATAGATGAATTAGTGATATCATATATAGCGTTGTTGGCTGCTGCCAAAGCCTGTTGCCTCACACCAACCAGGGCGTCTCCTTTTGGTGAAGAAGCATCCATCACCTCGTTAATCCCCGTAGCATCACGGATCATACGCAGGTAGTGGTTGTATAGACCGATGAGCTCGTTGATGTTTCGAATACTATTACCGATCTCTCTGATAGGTGGATTCTGGAATCCTCCCTCTGGGTTCTTACTTCTATAGTAGAACACACCAGTCTGCTCGTAAATGTCATGAAGATCAAGAGGTTGTAACTCCCCACCTTTACCTAATTGTACGTTCTCTAGACCCTCGATGTCAATGATGATCCCGTCTGGCTTCGCCTTAGCTACCGCCTGCTGAATCTTCAAATGCGTAAGCTGCAACTGATCAGCAAAACCGATACAGCTATCAACCATAGACTTAGGCATCATATCGAGGATGTTCGTAGAACAAACCGAGTACGATAAATTAGTCTTGGAGATATCGTGAACGTTCTTTGGGATATTGTTCTTCTTGCTATAGTTAAATAGGAAATCAGTCCCTAGAACATAACAGCCTCCGTACACGGAAGCAGACTCAAGTTTTACTACCTCTCTGTTGAATACAGAGTTCTGCGGTCCTTTATAGGTCTCCCCCTTAGAGTAAAAGCCTACATTACCGTATCTACTCTCTTTATTCTCAAAGTATTCGCAGTCAACAGACATGAACTCAAAGTCCAGCACCTCAACCATGTACTCGTCATAACCAAAGTTAGACTGGTTGTTCACCCTGTCGTAAGAAGACTGGGTTAGCTTGCTTGCGTCGTACCCGTACTTCTTCTGAGCTTTATCCGCTATCTCCTTGAATTCCTCTTCGGTGAACTGATCTCCCGCCATGCGCTTCAACTCCTGGATAGGAACGTACCGTACATGACCAGCGTATGTGAGATCACCAAAGTCTGGGTCTTCTGTAAAGCTATGGACGAAGTTAATAGGATCTATATAGTCGGTCTTAATCCCGTAGTTAGGATCATTAGAGCGCTTGACTACGGCCATACCAGCAATAGCAAGGTCATTTACACATCTACGTAAAGTAGAATCGTTGAAGTCGTTCCACTCAAGGGTTAGGTTAGTGCCTATCTGGGCGGCAATCTCAGAAGATGACTTAATGTTATTCCCAATAAATATCTCGGCCTCCTCTAGGGTCTCTGGAATCTCCGAGGACTTCATCCCTACGCTAACCCCAGTCTTCTCCTCGATCTTAGCAAGCTGCTGCTTAGCCTGGATCATCATCTCGATCTTTCTTCTCTCTTTGTCTTTCTCCGAAGAAGAGAGGGGGTCAATAGCCTCCAGGTTTGGATATGGAGATAAAGAAAGAATTTTGTTTACTACAATCCTAACAAACTTAGGCAAGATAGGTACTGGAGTAAAGTCGATATTGAGCATACTTCCATCCCCGTTATTCGGGTCTAACGAAGTAAGAAGAGACTTATAAATAGCTGTATCTTGAGTTCCGTTAGCGTAGCGGCGATTCCTTTCGAACGTCTTCTTCCTATTACCGAAGATAGAGTTCTGCTGATCCATCTTACCCCACTGCTTATATACAGCCTTGGCGTAGCTAAGACCATAAGCCTTGCTTTGCTTCTGCTCAGATGGGGCCAGTGGGTCTGGAAAGCTAGATTTTTTGTTGTTACTGTGCATCTGCAATGAGTAGAGTTCTTATAACTCAATGCAAATATAGTAAAACTAGAAGTGCCAAGCTTTTGGCTTGTGAGTCCTGAAAAACTTCTTGTCTTTGAAGTCGGATACAATCTTTTCTTTCTTTGCTTTTTGAGCACCTAGAAGCGCTAGACCAGAACTAATAGTTAAGTCAAACTTAGTACGCTTATCTATCTTGTATGCAATCCAATCCTCTAGAGTTCGGTTGAAGTACATGTTCCCAAACTCCTCAGTCTCAGCCTTTATGCCTACGTGATCATGTATATATGCCTCGATAGCCTGGGCGTGAGACTGTATCACATCCTGTGAGTTAGATGGGATTCCTTTGGTTCTTACATTCACCGAGGAGTTTCCTGTCTTAAGGAAGTCGGGTCGGTCCATTAAGTAGCCGTCGTAACCCCTTGATTCAAAGTATCTTACGATACCGTACTTATTGTTCTCTACAAGTAAAGGATACCCGTAAAAGAAAGCACACATCAAGACATCCTCATAAAAGATGCTAGCTAGGTCAGGACGAGAAGCGTACTCCACCACAAACATATTTGCAGGGGCGTCCATGCTGAACTTGTTGTACATGTGTAGAGCACCTTTAGAGCCCCGTCCGTCCACTGTAGCGTCTAAGTCATATGAGTCAACCCCTCCAACACCGATATGCCCGTTAGGGGCCGTCCTTTTGCCTCGCTCGTCATTCTTCTTATTCCTTAGGTGATCGGGTGGCATCCAGGATACTCTAAACCTACCATTAGGGTCTGGAGAGAATACAACCTCTTCGTCTTTCTTTCTCCACATGAAGTTACCTCTTACCACAGGGTTGGGGAACATATCCTCATTAAACTCTATCTGCTGGTAGATCTTGCCTATATTAAATAGACTGCCCTCGATGCTATCTCTAAAAGCCTCGTCCTCCGTAAAAGGGAACTGCCTGATGATCTCATTTAGCTCAGAGGGATCATTTTTAAATGAGCTACGCTCGTTCTTAAGGTAGGTCTTACTGCCTTGATCGACGACCTCTCCATCTATACCTTGTATGTGTGCGCTTTGGGGAGGGTCCTCAACAACAGAGTTGCCATACACATCAAAGAAGCCTTCCAGTGCATCATAGGCTGGGATGAATATTCTGTATAGTCCAGACCTAGTTCTTCCGTTCTGGTTTCTTTCGTTGGGGTCGGAGTCAGCCCACAGCTCTCTATACTCTTCGCCCCCTTTGTTCATAGGGTTTACCGTACTCCCCACAAGGGCTTTACCAACTACTCTCTTACCTACAATCAAGCAAGTACGCTCAATCCTCCAGGCCTCCCTGATGTCAGTGGGTTTTTCCCACTTACCAGCCTCATCGAGGTACAGCATGTGCAACTTCTCTCCGTCATATGCGTTATTGGTGGTGTTCTTCCAGTTTATAACCGAGTTAAGGGCATCACCAACTTGAGAAGTCTTGTTGTTCTTTGTGATACGCTTAGAAGGCTCACGAAATGCCAGCTCCATGCGAGGGTTTGTGGTACCGTCCTGGATGGGCTTGAAAAAGAATGGGTAGCCGCGAAATATCGCAACCACCTTCTTCATGAATATGTTCTCCTGCGAGTCTTTACCAGTCTTCGACTGTATGCCAAGAAGCTTCTCTTTAACTTGACTAGCTTCGTCCACCAGGACAGCAGAGCATACATTAGTGTAGCCAGAACGACGGCACTTAGTATAAAGCTGACCGAAACAACGAGGATCAGCTTCACAAGCAGCCATGTGGGTAAAGATGTCTTTTTGGAAAGCAAGGTATGATGGGTATCCGATATCAATTTTAGACCATTGTAGAAACATATAGTGTCTCCCTGTAATATACGTAGGTTCCCCATTATTGTAAAACCATACACCGTCACGCCTACGCTGAAACTCTTGTTCGATGTAAGAACGAAACTTGTTCCGAAACTCGGCAGGCTTTTCGAACCACTCATCCAT